TTTTGGCACCGTTGGTTCTAACTTTAAAGTACCCGACTATCGTACCTATTTGCCGGTAGGCGTCGGTGCTGGTTTTGTTCTCGGCACGGCCCAAAGTGCAGTGGCTGCAACTGGGACAGATGTTGTTAAGCTTCAGCCAATCAACTTCCTGATCAAAACATGATGCTAAATGGAACTCGACATCAAAACGTTAATTACCGTAGGGGGAATCGCGGCTTCTGTGATTGGTTCAGCAGCGGTTGCTAAACACCAACTAAAGACCATACACGAAAACATCAAAGAGATTTTTACATCTCTGAAGAAACTAGACCAGCGCACTGATAAGCACGATATCAACGCTGAGATGCTCACCTCCAAAGTCACTGTACTGGCTTCGATGATGTCTCCCGATACCTTGGAGAGACGGCACAGAGAGGTAGAGGCGCTGAAGAAAGACGTAGAGTTTCTCAAGGAAAAAGTCAAATGATCAACTACCGGGGCGAAAAGTTCTCAGGGTACAACAAGCCAAAGCGCACCCCTGGCAAGAACAAGAAGTTTGCAGTATTGGCCAAACAGGGCAGCACTGTCAAGCTAATTCGCTTCGGTGATCCGAATATGTCGATTAAGAAAGATCAACCGGCAAGGCGCAAGAGTTTCAGAGCGCGTCACAAGTGCGATACCAACCCACCTAGCAAACTTACCGCTAGGTATTGGTCTTGTAAAAAATGGTAACTCTAGGAGACTAACATGGAAAAGTATGCTGGCGGTAAGCACGGCAAGGGCAATCGCTCAAAGCCGGGTTCTGGCGGTAACAACCCGATGCCCAAGGCAGGTAGCGGTAACCGCTTTAAGTAAACCCTATGAACACTAAAGAAAAAGCTGTTCAAGCAGGAATCATCTTAGGCAACGAGGTCTTCAAGCAGGTCCTCACAGACTTAGAAGCAAGCTTGGTACAACAGTGGAAAAATTCGGATACAACCGAAGAACGAGAAAGTTGTTGGTTAAAAATTGATGCTTTGCGTTCCGTAACGGAAGACCTGAAAGCTTTAATCCACAACGACAAAATAGAAAACAACTAAGAGGTAAATTATGAGCGACGGTACGACCAATCCGGCCCAGCCGGAAGTCAATAAGCCACAGCTTAATATGTTTGATGTCATGTTTGGAAGTGAAGAAGACACTAATCCAACTGCATCATCTGACGAGGTATCAGAAACTGTAGACGAACAGTCTCTAATCGCCAGCGAGCAGACGCCTGTTGACGATGGAGAATACTCTGAAGAGGAAGTCTACGAGGAAGAAGATACCGAGGAGTATGAGGTAGAAGAAGAAGAAGCAACTCAGGAAACCTCTCCGGCCTACACTGTCAAGATTGACGGTGAAGAGTTTGAGGTCACTCTGGACGAGCTTCGGAACGGATACCAGCGTCAAGCGGACTACACCCGCAAGTCGCAGTCTCTCGCGGAACAACGTAAAGCCTACGAGGCTAATATCGCGGCTGTTCAGCAGGAGAGGGAAAAGTATGGTCAAGTTCTCGAACAGATGGCCAACTACCAAAACCTGGAACTTGCCAAGTATCAGAATATAAACTGGCAGGAACTCAAAGACAGCGATCCTATGGAGTACATGGAGAAGCGTCTAGAGTATCAGGATGCTAGAGATCGCATTGCTCAAGTCCAGCAGGAACAGCAGCGCGTTCAACAGCAGACAAACCAAGAGTTCACTCAGCGTTTGTCGCAGACTTTGGAAGCAGAAGCTAAGAAGCTTACTGAAGCACTTCCCGAGTATGCTGATCCCTCTTCTAACCTAAAGCAGGACCTTCGCAACTATGCGCTCGGTCTTGGTTTTGGTGAACAGGACATTGACGGCATCACTGACCACCGTGTTGTCTTGGTATTGTACAAAGCTATGATGCAGGACAAGGCGAGTCAGGGTACTATCAAACGCAAAACCAAAGTTGTTCCAAAAGTTGTCAAGTCTGGAACTCCTGAAAGTAAGCAAACGCGAAGCCGTAAGGAAAGTCAGGCGAAACGAGAGAGGCTCCGGCAGACGGGTAATACGCGAGATGCAGCTAGTGTATTTCTTGAACTACTCGATAAATAGGAGCAAACAATGGCACAGCCTACTGGTGTATATGTAACTTACTCGGCGGCGGGTCTTCGCGAAGACCTTGAGAACGTCATCTATGACATCTCTCCGACCGAAACCCCGTTCATGTCGATGGGTGGTCGCTCTGACGCGATTGCCGTGAACCATGAGTGGCAGACCGACGCTCTGGCGGCGGCGAGCGGCACCAACTTCCACGAGGAAGGCGCGACGCTCACGGCGGCGGAACCGGCGGCTACGACCCGTCTGGGCAACATCTGTCAGATCGCCCTCAAGACCACGCTCGTTTCCGGCACGCTTGACGCGGTGTCGAAGGCTGGCCGTCGCGAGGAACTGGCCTATCAGATGACCAAGCGTGCGGCTGAACTGAAGCGCGACATGGAGACCTCGCTGGTTGGTGTCAACCAGTCGAAGACCGCCATGGCTGCCGACAGCACGGTTCGTAAGCTCGGTTCGCTTAGCTCTTGGGTCACCACCAATGCCAGCGTTGGCTCTGGTGGCACGGCTGCTGGTGCTGGCGGTAACGGCACGGCTCGTACCGACGGTACCCAGCGTACCTTCACCGAGACGCTCCTGAAAGCCTCGATCCTGTCGGCCTACGACGAAGGTGCCAACATCAAGTACCTGATGATGGCTCCGTCCGCGAAGCAGACCTTCTCCAGCTTCGTCGGCGTCGGCGGCGCTTCGGGCGTTTCCAACTTCAATGATGTCAGCGACCAGCGCATCATTGGCGGCATGGACGTTTATGTGAGTGACTTTGGCGAGATGGCCGTTGTCCCGAACCGCTTCCAGCGGTCTCGCGACGTGTGGCTGCTCGATCCGGAATACTACGGCGTTGCTTATCTGCGTCCGTTCTTCCAGAAAGAAGTTGCTTCCACGTCTGACGGCGAGCAGCGTGCGATCATCGCTGAGTACACCCTTGTCGTGAATAACGAGAAGGCCCTCGGCGCGGTCTACGACCTGTCGTAAGTCTAAACGGGGAGAGGGTCTGTAGCGGCTCTCTCCCCAATTAGAGGATAATATGAACGGACCTATCAAGACAAAACTTAAATATGATCACGAGAACGACAACATGGTCGTTAACCGTGTTCAGGACGTACAGCCTATTCTTGAACTGAACAAGAAAGAGGCGCTGGGTGATTCGATGTACGGACCTGCCAACCCTGCATCAAGTATGCGTAAGGTTGCCAGCATCCCGCTAGTAGTGATTGAAAAGTGGAAGCGCGAACTGGGCGTCGATGTCTTTAACAAAGACCACATGCCAAAGGTTAAGCAGCTTCTCAATGATCCAGAATACAAATGGCTGCGAACTCACGAAAGTAACCTGTAATGGCTCTAGCTACCTACTCCGATTTGAAGACCAGCGTTGCTAACTACCTTAACCGAAATGATCTCACTTCGGTTATTCCTGATTTTATCACGCTGACTGAAAATCGACTGAACCGTGATTTGCGAGTGCGGGCTAACATGATCCGCGCTAATACCACGACCACCTCTGGCACAGCGTTCTACAACTTGCCTACGGATTTGATCGAACTTCGCAACATTGTCTACGATAACGGTTCTAGCGACTATGCCCTGTCTTATCTTTCCCCTGAGTCAGGCAATCGCGAGTACGGTACCTACAGCAACGGTTTTCCTCGCGCGTATACCAATCTAGGTAAGAACATCAAACTGTTCCCTACGCCCGACGCTGCTTACACTATCGGGATCAACTACTTCAAAAAGCTGACCCCGCTGTCAGACAGCAACACGACCAATACGATCCTTCAAGAGTTTCCAGACCTGTACCTCTTTGGAGCATGTCTGGAAGGCTCTATCTATCTAAACGACTCAGAGCAGTCTCAGCGGTTCAACGCGGTCTATCAGAAGACACTGACCGACGTGACAGCGGCAGAAGACAAAGCTCGCTACAGCGGTACGGTTATGACCATGACCGTGCAGGGTGATCCTGGCGGCCTAGTGCGTAGAGGTGCCTAATGGCTACCAACTGGGTACAAGATTTGTTCGACCTGATCCAAGAGGGCAACGGTAACATTCTCTTGGAAGACGGCGACTACATTGCTCTCCAAGAATACCAAGCTACTACTTGGACAGAAGATACAACGGTAGGCGATGGCTAAACAACTTTTCGATATCAACGGTCAGCAAATCCCGTTCTCGTACAACCGGGACCTGTCTCCGTATGACATGCCTCCTACGTTCTTCGACGACGTGAACAACGCTCGTTTCGTTGACAGGAAGGCTGGTACAATCACCGGACACTCTCAAGTGTTTGGCACCGTTGGCACAGACCCGTACTGGGCGATTAGCTGGGCGCAGGGCAGCAGCGATCTCTGGGTCTACGGTGGTCTCACAGCGCTGTATAAAATCGATGGAACTACTCATACTGATATTACCCGAACTGCTGGCGCGTATACGACGCTGTCTGGTACGGAGAACAACTGGCAAGGCGGCATCTTAGGCGGCGTGCTGGTCGTTACCAATGGCCTAGACGATCCTCAGTTTATCGCTCAGACAGGCTCTGTGTTTGCTGACCTGAGCGATTGGCCAGCGGACCTTACTTGTAAAACCATTGTCCCGTTCCGCAACCACTTAGTTGCCATGAACGTGACAGACAGTGGAACCAACAAGCCCTTCACGATCCGCTGGAGCGACGCTATTCCCGAGGGTGCTTCTACCAACGGTGCTGACACTTGGAACACAGCGAGCACAGCGTCAGAGGCAGGAGAGGCCACTATCGGTGGCACCAAGGGTCACATCCTCAACGCGCTACAGTTGGGCAACGAGCTTCTGATCTACAAGGAAGATAGCGTATTCTCGCTGAACTACGTTGGCGGTGCGTTTACCTTTAACATCCGCGAGAAGTTCAAAGACGTTGGCCTCTTCGCCAGAGACGCTGTGGTCGATCTAGGCGACGGTCGCCATGTTATGATGTCTACCAACGACGTGGTTAGCCATAACGGCAACACAATCAAGAGTGTCATTGACGATACCGTCAAGACCTACTTGTTCTCAGAGATCGACACGACGTACTACTACCGTACTTTCTTGGTCCACAACAAGATCAAGAACGAAGTATGGATTTGCTACCCTAAGCAGAACGCCACCAGCGGCTACGCTGACGAGGCTCTGATCTGGAACTACCGCGATAACACTTGGACCATTAGGTCTCTGCCCAGTGTCAACTATATCGCTCGTGGCTTGGTTAATCCGGTGCTGACCAACACTTGGACCGCTTCTACCGCTACTTGGCAGAACTCTACGCTCGCTTGGTCTCAGCAGGAATACAACCCTGCGATTGACTCGCTGCTGATGTGTGGCACTAACGATTCAAAGTTCTACCTGACCGACTCTGGTACCACCTTCGACGGCACCTCGTTTACCACAACTTTGGAACGTCGAGGCTTACACGCCGGTCGCACCGACGCTATCAAATCTGTCACCGCCATGTATCCTAGGATTGAAGGTACAGGCACGTTGCAGATTAGCATAGGCTCAGAGCTAAACCCCTACGAGGGTGTGGTCTATAACGACCCTGTGACGTTTACCATCGGGCAAGACAACAAGGTAGATTGTCGTGTCAGGGGCAGATACATAGCGGTCAAGTTTGAAACAAGCGC